TATTTATTATGAAGTAGTTAAATCTGTGATTAAACCACTTGCTTTTTCATTTCTTGACTCAAGAGTGTATTCAGCAACCATAAATCTCTGATCTGCATCAGCGTCTTGTGCAGGAGTTTGTAGTGAGAAGTCTCTTAAGAAAGAACAAGCCCAGTATTCCATATCTAAAATAAGTGCATCTTGACCTATTTTAGCAGAAGTAGCATTAGCACCTCTTATGAATCTATTAGGAGATACTTGCATAGTTCCAAAATCTGACTCATATACATCAATAGAAGTAATTAATCTTCTATCTTCTGCAGCGTCAAATCTAGTAGAACCACCAGTAAATCCAGATAGTTTTTGTTTGTTAAAAGCATTAACCATAATCATGTTAGGGTTTCCGCCTTCATTGTAACAAGATACTAGAACACCTTTTAATTGTGCTTCAGTAAATGCTCTTTGAGTACCATCTGTTCTGATTGCACCATTACCAGCACCTGATCCACCTGCACCAGCGTCAACATTAGTTTCAAACCAAGTTTGAGCTCCTCCAAGTTTTCTAGCTGTAGTAGCATTACCTGCTGCTTTAGCGATATTAGTTAAAAGAGCTACTTCCATATCTCTTTTTAACTCTTTAGCACTTTTTGCAACTTGGTAAGCTAACTCATTATTTCTTCCAGCAGAAGTTACAGAATCTTGCGTTCCTGAAACTTTAATTCCTTTAGTAGAAATTTGAGTGTAGTTAGTTTCTTTAACTGATGGTGTTAGAGTTGCATAACTTATACTAGCTCCTTCAATAGCAGCATTTGCAGCAACGTCAGCTAGTGCATCAGTTTGCCATTCATGTAGTGTGTTTGTTGCTTTTGTTTTCGCAATTCCAGACATAAAAGGAGTTTCAGTTGGACTGATCGAATATATAATATCCGATAGGTCTTCTCTGTTTCCTATAGCTTGGTATGTTTGATATGTAGCCATTTTATTTTCTCCGTTAGGTTATTGTTTATAGATAACGCATCAATAAATCGGTAGCATCTTTTGTGCTTCCTGATTTCTTCAACGTCTTAATCTGATTCAACCTAGTTTGGCTATTTATATCTTCTTTAGTAGTTTTAACGCCTGACCTAACAAATTTAGATGGTTTAACTTTTTTACTTACTAAATTAGTTTTAACTGCATTAGCTTTCATTCCATCCATAATCACATCAAAATATCTTGAATCATAAATCCTAGAAACATCCTCATTTGAGAATCCTTTAGAACTTAGGTAGTTCATAATATTTGACTTAACTGCATTACCCTTCATAGGATCAGCAAGTACAGGATGTTTTAAGTGAAGTTTTTTTTGTTCACTTTTTAACACTTCCTGAAATTGAGCATTTTGATGTTCTCTCAATCTTTGCTGTGCTTGTTGAATCGTTTGTTTTCTTTTAGTCATCTTACGATCAACTCTAGCAGCTTCAGTTGGATCTTCATCCCAAAGAGCATCAAGCTCCTTAGAATTCATATCATTGTTAATCTCAGCATTTAAAGTAACTACTAATGAATTTAAATCATCCATTTTAGTTGAATACTGATTCTTCAAACGATCTTCCTCAGATTTAAGCTCTCTTTTTTCGATTGCTATTTCTTCAGTTTTTCGTCTGTAGTCGGCATCCTTTTGATAACCTGCTTTTAATTCATCAAGGTCAACATCAATCTTTTCACCATTAACTGTAACCTGGTGTAGATCGGTTGCTTTTTCTTCAATTGCATTTTCATCTTCTGATGCTTGTTCTTCTTCATCAACTTCTTGAGTTTCATCAAGTTGAGCTTCTGGTTTTTGTTCAACCTCAGATTCTAATTCTGTAGTTTCTTCTGGTTCAACTGGTGCTGCTTCTTTTGTGGGTTTTTTGATAACTCCATTAGAGTCCATCAAACCTTCAATAGTTTTAGCCGCACCTTGTACTGACTCATTGTTCAGCAAGGGGTTTCCGTTAGACATATAGTCTTCTCCTAGTTAAGCTGTCTTTCGACTTGGCTTATTCTAACCTTAATGGTTAAAATTTTGTGTTATTCTGTTGTTGTCTGAAATCTTCTAACTGTTTCGAAGCTAGTTTTCCAGTCTCAACTATTGTATGTAAGTGTTGCTCAACTTTACCTACAACATTATAAGCGATCCAAAGTTTTTCTCTAGTATCACTTTCATCAGCACCTGTTTTTAAAAGTAGTGCTTCAGAATAAATTTTTTTAAGAGTTTCTATACTCTCTTGAAAAAGTTTACTCCCCAATATTTGTTTCGCTTCGTTCGATCGGCTCACTTCCACCGCTCTGTCCGTCTGGTCTTTCGTTTCCATTTAATCCTTTTACTTGTTGTTGAAACATATTAGTTGATTTTTGTGCTTGGTCAAGGATTTTACTTTGTTCTGAAAATACTATCTTTTCCATCTCTGCATCTGCTTTAATTTTTGCACTATCTAATTGAGTATTATATTTCAAAGACATTTCTTTCATTTTAGCTTCAAAATCTAACATTAATTTTTTATTATCTTGCTCTAACTCTTTATATTTAATTTCAATATCTGCCATTTTTCTTTTATTCTCAGCATCAATTCTAGTAAATTCAATTTTTTCAATTGGAGATGGTTCAGGTGGTTGTGGGGGTGGCATCATTTGTTTACCCACATCTGGATTAACAAAGTAAGTATCTACATTTTTAAGTCCAGCGTTTTCAACCATCTTCGTTAAAGTATTATATATATTTTTAAGACTCACCATTGGTAACTCTCTACCACCTTGTAATTGGAAGGCTTGAATTTGTCTTTCTAAAATAGAATTTAACATTATAGTTTGTTGTTCTTTAGAACCAGTTCCTAATCCTACAACGATTGATATATTAAATCTATCTTTCCACTCAGTAGGTCTAACTGGAATGTATTGGTTACTCATCATAATAATTTTTTCTTTATCTTGATACTTAACCATTAGTTCAAATATTTTTTTAAATAATTCTTTAACACCTGTTTCTGCAAAGACTCTAGCAATCAATTCTGATCTCATTTGAGTTTGCGTCATCAAAGCATTTACACCAGTTGCAGTTTTAGCATTTAATGTATCAGGACTTAAACCTTGAGCTTCTTTTGAAACACCAGTTCTACCTTCTCTAACTGAATCTAAATAACTTAATAAAGGAAAAGCTTGTTGTGAAATTGGTTGAGCTTGTAGGGGTTGTAAAACTTGGTTAGGTGGTTGTTTAGTTCTAACGATTCCACCAGGTCTAGTCGTAAGTAGGTCATCCATATTAACCATACCATCCATGATTGCAACTCTGTTGTTATTTGTTAAATACATATTGTCTAACAACTGTCGCATCACAGTAGATTTCATTAATTGAACATCTTCAACTAATTCTGAAATTGATCTGCCATAAAATCTGTGTGGCATAGGAATAGGGGTTACTGTAACAAAAGGTGTATTATCACAAGGTGTATTAGATAGAATATTAGAACCTTGATCTCCAGCTGCTACAACTTTTCTTAACTCTGCAATACCATCACCATCATAATCATATTTTACATAACACTCATAAACTAAAACTTTTTCTGTTGAACTATCTGTTGAAGTGCTAGTTGGATAATCGTCTATATCTCTCATCCTTACAACTTGCTCAGTATTGTAAATATCTAAACTTGATTTTGGTAATTCATCAACTTCATCTTGTGGATAACCCATTGAAACTAAATCTGATCTTGTCATTAAAACTTTATGAGCTACAAAATTTGCATCATCAATCGTCTTAGCATTTCTCTCAATTAAAAATTCTTCTGGCGGAACACTTTCGATTTTTACTTTACCTGTTTTTTTAATTCTTTTAATTTTACAATTATATAAATCAAAATTAGGTTCTTGAACTTGGCTTGTGTCCATACCTTGTAATTTATATTGTTCTAAAGTTGCTTCAAATTGTTCTCTAGCATCTTCATCTTCAAAAACTTCTTCTTCAACAAATTCTATTTCGTCTTTAGTATTTTCTAAATCTTCTTTTTCTTGAGGTGATAAATTTTCGTAAGTTTCGTATTCAACTTTTTCAGAGTCGTCCCAATAAATTTTTAGGAAACCATTTTTTTCTATTAGAGCATCTTTAAAAAAATTATATAATAATTGGAAACCATTATTTTCTTTGTAGAATACATGATTTAAATAAGCTGTCGCTTGGTCTGCCATAGGAACATCTTCACCAGTCATAGGTTCGCAACGAACAACATTATCGGAAGCTGTGAATACTCTTAATAGATTTGGTAATAGACTTTCAATCGTATCAGATACATCTGTACTTACTACTTGTGAACGACCATCTATCTCTGTTCCAAGTTTATCACCTAAATAATATTCTAAAGATTTCTTTCTTTGCTCTGAAAGCTGTCCACCTAAATAACCTAATCCATTTGTGATCTGGTTGCTTATTAAACTTTTTAATTCTATATCTGATTTTTCTTTTTGATCTTTATTTTTTTTTGCCATATTAAACTATATAATTTGTATTAATTCTTATCGGCTTTTTCCAATCCGATCTTTCTATAGGTTCTGTAACAGCACCATATCTTATCGAATCACAAAAGTGAGATGCCCAATTGTGTAGAGGTTTATTTCTAAAGCAATTATTTTTTTCATCCCAACGTTTACAATATGACTTTAACGCTTCTACAAGCTTATTGCAATTGTTTTTATGAAAGTAGCATTTAGGCAACATTCTTCTAACTTGTTCAATACCGTCTTCTACACTAAGTTTGGGTGCTATGTCAAATTCTAGTCCTAATTCTTTTGCTGTTTCCCATCTTGATTTATTAGTGCCAATCTCCCTAACTCTAATATCATGGGGTGCAATATGTTTTGAATATTTGTAAGGTTTACTATCTATGATATTAATGTAGTGTTCTAAACCCTCTCCTGAGTTCTCATAACAATCAATAATTCTAATTTCGCCACTAGGTCTTCGTTGTGCAAAAGTTATTACGGTACTGTCATTCATTCCTAAGTCCCACCAGGTTTCAACTTCCAAATCATCCTCTATATCAAAATTAGTAATATTGCCTTTCTTCTCTAATTCTTCAATCGTAGATCCAAAGTAAGAACCACTTATTCCAGCTTGGAAAGAACACTCAAATTCCTGAGCATAACTTTCTGGAGACATGGTTTGTTTCGCAGCGTCTAGTTCGTCTTGAGCTATAATCTTAGTTTCACTAGCTTTGAATACAGCTGTGAACCAATCATTATTCTTCTTAGCTTTTTCATGTAATTCGTAGAACCAATTTCTTCCCATTGGCGTACCTATAAAAATGGCGAAGCCTTTCCTGTCGGATAGACATGGTCTTAAAATGGTATCGAAAAGGTCTGGCGAAAGATTCTGGGTTTCATCACAAACTATACCATCAAAGTATTGACCTCTTATGGCAGCACTATTCTCACCCCCTAATATCTGTATTCTGGAATTGTTAATTGGAAAGTCAACTCTTAATTCTGACTCATTAAACTTAACTCCTGGAATTGTGGCAGAAAATTGTTTCATGTAGTCCCAAGCTGTACTTTTGCCTTGCAGACGGAATGGAGAGATGAAAGCGTATCTAGGATAGGGTTTACTGCTTGTTAGAGCCGCTCTGATTAGGTGGTTGATAGCAAATACGGTCTTACCCCCCCTCCGATGAACGATGACTACGTTAAAGCGGTTTGTGTCGCATTTTTCATGCAAAAAATTTTGGATTTTTCTTGGTGAATAAGGAATTACTATTTGTTTCATATTTTAAAAAGCACCCACCCCCTAATGGAGTGTTTTGTTTTGATTTAAAAAATCTTCTTCCAGGACAAACTGTTCTTTAATAAACAATGAAAAGTCTTCAGCATCAGCTTTATCCCTGAACCCTTCAAAGTGAGTAATAACTATTGGTTTTTTTGTAGTCTTATTTTTGACTATAAAGATTGTTGTTTTTAAGAATTTATCATCCATGTGTTTGTACCATACATCAACATTATTCTAAGAGGTAGTTCAAAAAATGGGTATAGGCACTTATAAACCCCCCCTATTTACCAATTAAGGTTCAAATACAACCTATACTTTTATAGTGATAATTTAAGACTATCGTTACCTATTTACCGATAATTAATAGTTATCGGAATGTTCTCTTAATGTTCCTGTATTCCTTTCATATTACTTATATATTTTATATATATATTATATACGTATAAGATATATCTATTTTTTATGTGTAATTTATATAACATTCTTATATACTTCAATACTTCTAGTCCATAATACTGTGACATATTTATCACACTTAACTGTATTTGTGACATATTTACCACTATGGTTTAGACCATGAGATGGTTAATGGTTGATTCTTATCAGAGTTAATGCTTAAAACCTCTGCAGATTTACCATATCTCTTAGCATTTAGCTTACTTGCAGACCATTGAGAACTAGCAACGATTATTTTATATAGGTTTACTAAGTTCTGAGCTGCCTTTGGATCTAATTCACCAGACTCTATTTTAATTTCTAGTTCTTTTCTTTTGTCTTCCAGCTCTGAAAGTCTTAGATCAACTGCCAATTCTTTTGCTTTGATATATCTATCCATTAAAACATTATCTTTAATTAAATAGTTTCTAAAAGATTGCCAGGTAAAATCTACATCATCTCTTGAGAATACTTCTCTAATTGTTAAACCATCTGCAATAAGATTTAAAAGCTTATCAAATAGTTTTTCTGTTAATTTCTTTTTTCTTCCTGCCATGTCAATTTCTTTACTTTAGTAAAGCCATAATAATATTTATAGGGTTACCGGCAGAGATAGAAAGGAAAGGGAAAACTCCACCGGCAACAGTTATATAACTAATAGACCAAAGCTTAAGGGAGCTAGTAGCCTAGAATTTACTTAACACATTATATGGTATATTACAAATCAAAAGGTTTCTTTTTAGGCTTAAAACTTCTCTTATTTAGTGTAATGGGATTATGCTTTAATTTACCTTTAAAAAGTAAATCATCAATTATAGTTTGGCAAGTGTAAGATCCAAATAATCCATCATTAATAATTAGGTACATTTGCTCAAATGAAAGCATTCCATTTTCAAAGTCTGATTGAATGTATTTATTAATTTCAATCTTCTCTGCCAGGCTATAGCTATTATTATAACTCTTTTGTAATGGTTTATTATTATAAAGATACTCAGTCATCCTTAAAGCCTTTTAACTTTTTAAATCCTTTATTATTATTGTTATTACTATTATTGTTATTACTCTTATAATGGTACCCAAATTTTGGGTAGTCTGATTGCGTAGATTTTGGGTAGTCAGGGTACGTAGATTTTGGGTAGTCTCTAGGTAGTTTTAAAGTATATCTGTTGGCACTTGATAACCTGTGGACAACTATATATCCATTTTCTGAGAGCTCTTTTTTTGCCTTTTGAAGTGTATTTATTGATATGCCTAATTTTAGACATAAATTAGAGTTTCTTAAGTTCCTATAATTAGCAGATAAGCTTTTAATGTAACAAAATAAGACTTTTGCGTCATTTGATACCCTATTATCATAAAATAGAGCATTTGGGATCATAACAAACCCTTTTTTAAGTTTATTCATATTCCTTTATTTCCTTCCTTGCTAGACCTCCTTATATACCCAAATTTTGTGTAGTCAATAAAGAACATTCAGTGAACAAATTAATTTAATTATTTATTGTTTTAATGCTTGACAGTATAGAACGTATATAATACAAGAATAGTATGTTTAAAACAAATCAAACAAAGGAAAAAAACATGAGTAGTGTATATGACGACTTCGGCAATTTAAAAAACAATTGCTTAACAGTTACACCAACAAGTGAACCGATAAATATTAGAGGTTCAAGAAGTGATTCCAACTGGTGCATTGAAGCAGTAGGACATGACTTAAAAAATAATATTAATTTTAATGCAAATTGTGTTTTCTGGACAAAAAAAGAGGCATTAAGTTTTTTAAAAACTGGTGTTCATAATTGTTCAGTTACTAAGCAAACATTATATCAAATCAAATAAAGGAAAGAAAAACAATGATTACAACAAACAACGAAAGAAACATAATAGGCAATAAATATGAACAATTTAAAAGCATGGATATTAAAGAAATAGCCAAATTTATAAGAAACGATTTAAAACAATTTAAAGATTGTAAATTTTCAGTATCTATTCAAAGATATTCTGGCGGTCGTTCAGTTCATGTTAAATTAATGAGTTCAACAAATTTAAAAAGATTTGTAAATATTAAATATGATAGTACGCAAGAAACAAGATTTAATTTTTCAAAAGATTTTAAGGAAAAAGTTGAATCTATTATAAATCAATATAATTATGATAAGTCAGATCCCATGACAGATTATTTTAACGTAAATTTTTATAGTCATTTTAATATTGATTATAATTTTCAAAAATTAATTGAAGATAAAATTACAGATACAATTGACTCTGTAACTTATTTTACAAAAATTAATTAATAAAACTTTAAAGGGTGCATTAATTTGCACCTTTTAGAGATTTATTTAATAATAGATCATAACCAATAGAAAGGGTAAAACATGACTACAATAAGCAACGATACAAAAGAAACTTTAATAAATAAAGCTTCTCAAATCTTAGCAAACAAAGAAATAGGTTTTTCAAATGAACAAATAGAAACTTTAAAAAAATCTTATGAAGATTTAAGAGGTAAAAAAATATCATTTGAAAAAGGAACTGCTTTGTCAAAATTATTAGATAAGCAGAATTTAACCAAAACACAATTAAAGCAATTAGTAGATGCAAAAATTCCTTTTGTATCTGGTTTGGCTTTAAATAAATTAATTAAGAAAGGAAAATAATGATAATATTAAAGAAAAATGGAGATTTTAAAGAAATGGGAGAGCCAAGAAAAGAAACTCAATTTTGGTTATTCTTTGAAAAGGGAAAAGTACCAAAGTATGGTTTGGCAAGAACTGAATCGGCTTTAAAACAATTTAGGGATTTATTAACTTTTAATAAATATAAACCAATCAATAATACAATTAACTAGAAAAAGGAATATATGAAAAAAGCAATATACTACGTTCTAGGGTTCGCATTTTCTGTAATGGTATTTGTAACCTTAATAATGATGATGTTACACCAATGGGCAACTCATGGGGGAATCTAAATAATGAAATATTATATTAAATATAAATATTGGAATACAAAAACAGACAAAATAGAAATTATTAAACATGAGTTTGAAAGGTCTTTTAATGATTTAAAGGATTTATTTGATTTCATAGATGATTTTAAATCTTCTAATTGTATTTATAGAGATCAAGTAATAAAAATTGATAAGATATAAACATGAAAGCAATATTAAAAAAACTGTTTAAATTAATCAAAGAATGTTTAGGCATAGAAAGAGAAAGGGATAATAATGAAAATAATTAATAGAGGGTTAACTGTTGACATAGTAACCAATGAAATAGAAGTAATAGATAGAATGTTAATAATGTTTCATAAGGCTATGGACAATGCAACCAATCCACAATTCAAAGAGCTCTGGAGTAAAAAATATGAAAAAGCAAAAGATTACAAAAACAAAAACACTTATTAAATTAATGGAGGAAACATTGGTTAATGTTTTAATAGGTTCTGAAGCTATGAATGGGGTTACCTATAACAAGTATAAAAACTTTAAAAAGGAGGGGAAAAAATGCTTGAAGCAATCATTATTATTGAATTAACATTAATAATATTTTACCACTTAACTAATTAATATGGATATTTCATTATTAAAAATAACAAAGATGAAAAAATTTGTTAAATGGATGGAAGTAAGAAACGTTCATATAGGGTTATGGGATATATATAATCCTTTAGGTAAAATATATCAAGGTTTAGAACGTAGGCAAAAAATAGCAAGTGAAAGAGATAGCTTTGTAAGTAAAAGAAGGAAAACCAGAAAGAGTTGGTCAAATGCTTTTACAAGATATGGTCGATTAGAAAAAACTCTTGATGTTTATGGCTTTGTACTTAGGAGATTAAAAAAATAACCAAAAAGGATAAAAATGAATAATATTAAAAATTGGAGTTTACTTAATAATAAGGATAAAAAATATTGGATTAATATTTATTCTAAATTAAATAAAAACGATTTTATTCCAAAAGAATATATGAGACCATTGAAAGGTATTAAAAATCTTATAGATCATCAAATAAAAACAGGTAAAACATTATTTGAAAATGGAAATGGGATTACAAAAGATTTTTTTTAATATGAATAAAAGCTGTTCAGAATGTAAAAAAATAAAAGATGTTAAATATTTTTTTTGGAGAAAAGATACTCAAAATTATAGAGCAACCTGTAAAGAATGTTGCTTTAAAAGATCAAAGAAATATTACAAGAAACATAAAAAAAGTTTATTAATTTGGCATAAAGAATACCGTTTAGAAAATAGAGATA